ATTGATAAAAAGTGCTGTAGCACTGGGTTGTTTTTTGAAACGTGTAACATTCCATTTTTAAATATTATTGGTTCTAAAATAACATTTCCATCCTGCTCATCTTCATAAGGGGTTTTGGAGTTTGACGCATAACGAAGAGCTCGGTTGGAGTTTCCATCGAAATACATTAGGGGACTTCTTCTGTTATTTTGAGATTGCAGGATATAAGACAAAGGAGACATCTGTCCTTTTAATTTGTATATTCTGTCTTTAAGAGGTAATTCTTTTTTCATTTTAATTTGATTTGATTTATTAATAAAAAAGAGGAGGAGTTTATCTCCCCCTCTTGGTATTTGTTTTATTTCTTATGAAGTAAACAACACAAAGTTGTTAGCTCCCATTACACAACAACATCTTTCAGATAGGAAGTTTATTTCCATAGCATCAAGATCTGATGTTCTTGCTCCACCAGCAGAACCAGTAGCCCAAGTTTTGTAACGTCTGTCTTCAGTTTCAGAAGCTCTATATCTTACATGTAAGAAAGGTCTCTTAGCGTTTTTACCAAGAACTTGATCGTACACATTAGTTGAACCAGCAGGAACTAATAAACCTTCAATTGACAAAGCAGCTGTTGGTAAATTACCTCTCATTGTTGGATCATTTAGATATTTCCAGTCAGATTTGTAAAAATCATAACCTCTTCTAAATCCAGTGAATCCTAAGTTAAGTGCCATTTCTTCGTCATTGTCAAACAATCCGTAAGAAGTACCACCAGCACCATAAGAATTTTGTTTTGCTAACATATCATCGATATCGAAAGAAAGCGCTCTATTTACGAAAATTACATTTTCTTCAATAGCTCCTTCATTATCCAATACTTTGATAATATTATCTACATCACTTAAGTTTACTAATGATCCAGCAGCAACATTACCTCTAGTTTCTACAGCGTGGAATACACCTTCAGAACCAGATTTTCCAGCAACACCAGCAGCAGCACCAACACCTTGTAGGTAATCAGCAGCACCAGACGCAGCGTCAGCAGGAACAGCTTCAATCATAGCAGTCTCTAAGTAATCATCAAAACGTAGTCTTGTTTCATGTTCAGCTTTTAAATACCATAAGTATCCAGTTGCACCATTTTCTGTAGTTACTTCAATCCATCCAATTTGAGCCATATCAGAACCAGATACAATGTACTTGTCCTTTAGGATAATTGGTTTGTTGTCTAAGATAGTATCAGAAGGCTCAACAGATTCAATCATTCCGTTTGTACCTTTGCCGAATTCAGAACCATAAATAAATACAGTACATGTAGCATTCTGAGCCATTGCTTGACCAGTAGCTTCGTAGAAACCAACAGTGAAAGTTCCAGCAGCATAATCAACAGCAGTAATAATAGCTTTGTTTTGAGCAGCAGAAGCGTTATCTGTAACAACAACAGTTTGACCAACTCTAGCAGCAATTTGACTAGCTGTACCAGTTAGTGGTTGATTAGTTGGAACCAACACATCATTTACTAAGAATGTTGCGTTGTCAGCAGCAGCTGCTGAATTTGCATTTACATTAGTATATTTAATGTGTAATCTTCCTTGTTCTGCCCATTTAATAAGGTCAGAGTTAGAAGGCATTTCTGCACCTACCATACGTAAGAAAGCAGAAAGTGTTCTATTCCCGTATCTTTCGAATTCTTTTTCGTAAGTGTCAGGTAAATACTGATTCAAAAAATTGAAATCAGTAATGTAGTTGGTTGAGGTTGGCACCCTATTTGCTGAGGGTTGCAACGCAAAACCAGGGGATGTAATCGATAATGACATTTTTTTTTAGTTTTTAGTTTATTTTTTATTACTCTTTATTCTTAAACCTCTGCGAGATGGTTCCGAAATAGATCGTATTTGCATACCATCCTTCGAAGGGCTAGATTGAGTCTGTGTTCGAATATCCATATTTATGTTTTTAGATTTTCGAGCAGAATCCTCAACTGAATCCGCCATCCCTTGTTCGTAAAAAAACTTTGCGAATTTTTCAGGGTTCATTGCCATAGAAATACTTCTGTGATATTCCGAAGCATTAACCAACTTTCCGTCATCACCAATATATTTATTTAAAAAATTAGTAATATCAGATTGTACAGTTCTTAATTCTTCTTTGTCTCCAGGAGAATAGTTAACTTTTTTGCCATTGACATCGAACTCAAAACCTTTGAATTCATCACTAAACACTTCGTTAGTTTTTTCCTGAAACCAGTCAGACAATTCTTTCTGACCACTTTCTTGCACTTCTATGTTTTTCTTGTAAGTATTAAATTCTTTTAATTCTTCAGTAGATAATGAACTCTCCCTTGACTCAAGAGGAATCTTATATTTATCTTTTTGATCGTTAAAATACTTTAATGCTTTTGCAAGCTCTTTTTTCTTAGCTATACTTTTGTTTTTTATATCTGCTTCACTATCGTATTCAGGGTCACTTAAAAAATTAGACTTTATTAAGTAGTCTATTTCTTCAGCATCTAATTCCGATTCGGTTTCAGCATAAAACTCAGCTAAGATTTTTTCGGGATTCTCACTTGAATAATCTTTGCTTATTTTAGCAAAGTCATCAAATCCTCTCCCTGTATCTTTTTTATACTTTAAATAAGTTGAAACATCTTCAGGTAGATCTTCAGCAGTTTCTCTTTCTGCTAAAAGATCATCTAAAGAATTAACTTCTTTATTGTATCTGTTTTTAATATATGAAAGAACGTCTTCATCAGCAATTTCAGCTTTTGGTGTAGACTCATAAATCTCAGCAGGGGCTGGAGGTGTTTCTTCAACAGTTTCCTCTCCTTGTTGTTGAGACTCTTCATGCTTGTCCAAAAGTTGTTTTTCTACTTCTGCTTTGGATTTGTTATCTAACTCATCCATTTGTCTTACTTTTAATTTCATTTGATTTAATTTTTACAAAGTTAAGTATTATATTTTATACGGTTTTAGGGTTATCTTGGTTCAAACTCTCCAAAATCAAAACCATCTAATGTGTCTTCGTTAGACTCAAAATTTATTGGAGGAAGATTATTTTTCCTTTGATTTATTAATTGAGATTGTTGACTGTTAGCTTGACTTATTCTTCTGTTTTTTGAGTCTTCTTTTTCTTTTTCTCTGCTGTTTATTTCCGACTCATCAATTCCTTTTAGTTTCATATTTAAATCAAACTCAAATTGCATTAACTCTTTTTTTAGACTCGCTTCATTTTTCATCTTCTCTATTTCAAAAGCAATCTTAGCTTGACTTTCTTGCATTGCAAGTTGAGCCTCCATCTGCTTAGACTGTTGTTGAGTTTGAGCAGCCATGGCTTGACTCTGCTGTTGCATCTGCATTGCCATTTGTTGTTTTTGATTTTCTCTCTTAACCTCTTCTTCGTAATGCTTTTGTCTTTTCACTTTAAGAAGTTGATTAGCAAGTTTAATGTTTTTAACCTCTCTTATGTCAATTGCATCTTCTAAATTTATATCACCTTTAGATAAAGCTGTTTGAATATTGGCTTCTAACATTGCTTTTTGCTCCTCATCTGGAGCTACCTCTATAAAAATACCAAAGTCATACAAATACAAATCTTTTATTTCATCTAGTCTTCCAACACTAAACTTTCCAATTTGATTAATAAACTCTTCTTTAAAATCAGCATATTCTAATATATCGGAAATTCTATACGTAATTCCTTCAGCTAAAGTTTTAGTAATGTATAACCCTGCGTCTTGAATGTGTCTAGTAGCTGTGTTAGAGTTTAAAGCAGCTAATTTTTGAACACCGACTAAAGCATATGGGTCTGGAGTACTTCCGTCTCTAGCTTCATTAAGTCCTGTTACAGCTCTAATCATTCCCATATAATGATTGTAGTTTCCAATTAAAGCCTGCATTTTAGATTGACCACTTGATGCTGTTAACTGCTGAATAGGAACTCTACCATGATTATACTCCCCGTCTTGAGTGTAACTTCTACCTATAACACTACCTGTTTGCATAAATAATCTTAATGCATCCTCAGGATTATAAGCTTGACCATTTCCTAAATCAACCTCGCTTAATCCATCCGCATCAATATATACTCCGTCTGGAACCATTCTGGCTACAACTTGTTGAAGTTTTAAATGCGTAATTTGAATAAGATCTGCAAATGGAATCATTCTCCTAACTAAAGACTCAATGTTTCCTTTATACATTCTAGGAGCACAAGCAACATAGTTTGGTAAAGCGTGCTGAGAAGCTGATTTAGGTCTCACCATGTTTTCCATCATTTTCCACTGCAACATTATGTTTGTTCCCATAACCATTACACCTTCATACCAAACGTCAATTGTTTTTTCAATTTTTTCAAAATTACCCTCTTCCATCATTTCTTCAGGAGGATTAAACTGATCGTCTTTCTCTATAACTCTAGAACCCCCACCTTCTAAAATCCTTTTTTTATGAACAAATTTATTAGTGGTTTTGTAGTTAAAAAACAATAAAGTAGCTGTGTCGTTTCTGAATAATGAGTTTTCATAAAACTGTTCTGTATTATAATAATCCCACCAACTTTGACTATACTTAGATATTTTACTCATATCCTCTCTAGTTAAAGTAGGATCTATCTTTATAAGTTCAGAAATAGGAACAGTCTTAATTTCACCCCAGTAAAAACAATCTTTAAAATAAGGGTCTTCTGTGTAACTATATATGACATTCGCAGGATCAACATAATCTACTTCTATTCCTGATCCAGGTTTAAAAGATGTTTTACCTATACCAACGCCAATAGTTGCAAGATCATAATCTATTCTTTTCTTTATGTCAGCATAATGATTTTCTTCTAATATCGTACTTATAGCTTGCTCTTCAGCGATCTCAATAGCGGGTTTATATTTTAGCTGCATATGAAGCTGAACCTCCTCACTAGTTTCAGGTAAGTTATTAGGGTCAGTTCTGAAAGCATCTATCCCATATAATTCTTTTGCTTGATTCAGCATGTTTGAAGCTAACATATCTGTTTCTAAATCAACTTGATATTGATTTCTCATATCGGTAGATAAGGCATCTTGAGAAAATGCTTTAATAGAAAATAACCTATCAGACATTCCATTAACAACTATATCTACGAATTTAGGAAGGATAGGAACGGGAGTCCAGTCTAAATTTAAAAAAGATAAATCACCATCAATTGCCAATTCATTTTTATACTTTGCTACCGATTGTTCTCCTCTAGCATAAAGTCTTAATCTAATAAAATCTCTTAATTGATCGTAATATCTACACCCCACACCATCTCTTCTAAACCACTCATACTGGATGGCTTGACCTATTTGAAGCCCAAACTCCATAGTTTTTTTTTCTGAATCTGAAACAAACTGGTCTGGGAAGCTGGTGGAGCTTATTTTTATTTTAACTTCTTCCATTATTTTTATTGTAATAATTCGCTGGTTTTCCCACTGTTACTATATCTTGCAAAGTTAATGCTTATTTTTGATTGTACTTTTTGGGGTTGATATAAATGCTTCTGATTAGCCATTACAGCAAGCCCTGAGCTAATAGTAGCATCAAACTTTGTTCTCTTATTAATATCAAATCTTGCCCAATCCTCTAATGTTCTTGTAAAATACATAGACCCCATTTCATCTTTATCTCTATAATTGTTTTCTAAATCCATCCCAACA